GATGACAAGGTTCGTCAGGTTGCCGTCGTCCGACTCGACTTCGATCGTGTCGTAGCGGCCTGCCGCGTAGGTGTCGGAGAGGACGGTGATTTCGTCGGCGTCACCGAACGCCCACTTCGGTTCGACGAGTGCGGTCGAGCCGGGGTTCGCCGCCGCCCGCCCCTTGAACGTGAGTTTCCCGTCCTTCGACGAGTAGAGCAGTCCCCATTCAGAGTCGACGACCTTGCGGAGCGCGGAGAGAAGTGTTGTCGTCCCGGCGGCGTCCTGTTCGATCGTCGCTGTCGTCGCCGTGTCAATGTCACGAAGTAGAGTCGGCCATGCCTGTCGGGTCGCGAACGGTCCGGTGTCATCCAACAGGTCGGAGACACGGGTCTCGGTTGTGTCGCCGGACGAACCGATCGACGTCTGGTCGACGTCGTATCGTTCCAACAGGGCGGTCGTGTCAACACAGGTCAAGATGACCTCGGTTGTCGACAGGTTCCGACCGAAGTTCTGAACCCATCGCTCGGTCATGCCACGGAAGATTTCGGTTTCGGCGTCCGACCAGACCGCCATGATGCGAACCGGACGGGCAGGTTTCACGAACGGGTAGTAGAAACTCGCGGTGTTCGACGGCAGGAACCGGGAGTCCGGGTCGTCGAGGACGATCGTCGCCGAGCCTGCCTCCACTTGACGGATCAGGAAGTTGTCGTTGCCGCGTCGTACGTTGACCTGCCGCACATAAGCGGAGACGTCGGTCCATTCGTCGGGTGTTGGGTCGAGCGCCGAGGTGATCTCGCCGCCGTAACCGATCTCCGATTCGTAGGTGATCGTCTGGCCGGTCGCCGCGATGCCGGTGTAATAGATGCTGTCGGTGTCGAACGTGACCGACTTGTCGTAGGCGGCGTCGATCAGTTCCTCGTAATAGAAACCGCCGAACCCGATCTCGACTTTCAGGGACGGTTTCGTCGCACCGGAGAACCCGTTGAAGGTCCGCAGATAGGTGTCGTAGTCGACACCTGTCTCCTCGTATTCAATGACGGCGGTCACGACGACCGCCAGCGGTTCCCGTTCCGGCGCTCGTATTCCTGAATCGCCTTGACGATCTGCCGTCCGGCTTCAGCCGGGTCGCCGTTCGCCGTCACCGAAATGTTGTAGTTCACGGTGCCGGTCATCTGTCGGGTGTCACGATTCGACATGATGTTTCCCGACGCGGACGGGACGAACAGTTCCGGTCCGGCCTCACCGACAAGATACGGACGTCCTGCGCCGACCGGTCCGCCCATCCTGCGACCGGGGATCGTGAGACGCTGTCCCGGGTGGATGAGAGTTCCGGTGATGTTGTTCGCCGCCTGAATCTCACGCCAGCGAGCACCTGACCCCAACTCACGGGCGGCGATCGCCCACAGGCTGTCACCTGAACGCACGCTGTACGCCGACGGTGCGGGCGCGGGCGCGGGAGCCGGTGGAGGTGCGGGAGCCGCCGCACCTCCACCTCCGCCACCGCCACCTGCGGGAGCACCGCCACCGGTCGACGTCGGCGACGGCAGACTGCTGACGGAAGGGATACGCGAGATCGCCGCGTTCAGTCCGGCGAGGAACTGGTCGAACGCTGAACGCATCGCCGTCTGAATGTCGGACGCGAGTGTCTCGATGCCGTCTCGGAGATCGGCGAGGCGTGTCTGAAGTGCGCCGAGCGTCGCGCGGAGCCGCTCGACGGTTTCCTCCTGAACTCGGACCGCCGCCTCCGCCTCGGCGATCGCGTTCTGGAACATCGCGTCGACGATCGCTTCTTGCGCTCGGTGCGCCTGCTCCGCCTCCGAGATCGCGGACTGGAACATCCGGTCGACGATCGCGAACTGCTCGCGGACCGCGCCCTGCGCCTCGGCGATGTCGGCACCGAAGATGACCTCACCGGCGATCGCCGCCGTCTCGACACCGATCCGTCCGATCTCCTCGCGGAGCGCGAGGAAGTCCTCGAACTCGGCGGTGCCGAGCGCCAACAGGCGACGCGAGATCACGTTGCCCTGTGTCATTCCGGCGGCGACTACCTGCCCGATGACGTCGGTCGGATAGCCGCGGTCGCGGAGTTCGATCAGGTTGTTTCGGAACGTGCGGGCTTGCGCGAGGATGTTGCCGAGATTCCCCATCACGCCGCCCGCACCTGCCGCACCTGCGACAGTCGGCGACATCATGTCGAGGATGCGTTGACGGAATCCGCTCTGCTCCGACTCGACACCGGCGAGTTCTCGCTGAAGGTCTCGGTAGACGCTGATTTCGGTGCGGAGGACGTCCTCGAACGTGCCGCCGCCCGCACCCTCGCCATAGAGGAAGGCGGCGTACCGGTCGTTCTCCCGGTTCAAGTTTGACTGTGCCTCGGCGAGCGCGTTCGTCGCGTCGGCGAGTTGCTGTGCCGGGCTACGGGTGCCGAGATACTGGGCGGTCAGATTGTTGAGGTGCGCCTGAGCCGCCGCCAGATCGTTCGTAGCCGCCGTGAGGCGTCCCTGAGTGTCGGTGATTTCCTGCTGTGTGTCGGCGACTCTCGACTGGAGCGCGGCGAGGCGATCGAACTCGGTGCCGATGTTCGCGAGTGTCTGAAGGAACTCCGGACCACCGGTAAGCCCGAGCGCCTCGGCCTGCTCGACGAGTCCCATCGCCGCCTGCCCGATGTCGTAGAACCGGTCCTCGATCTCGTCGGCGGATGCGCCGAGCATGAACTCAAAGAAGTCCTCGCCGACGATCTCGGTGCCGAGGTCTGCGATGCGTTCCGCGAGCCGGTCGATCTCACGTTGGAGGCGTTCCGCTTCACGGGCGGCTTCCTCCTCGGCGCGAGCCAGTTCATCCATCGCCGTTGACGCCGGGGACCGTCCGCCGGTGTCCGTTTCCTCCGGGTCGAGGGACGCGCGGAGCGCCTCCTTCAGTCGGAGTAGTGGGCCGATCGCGCCGATGATGTCGACCTCTCGACCGCCTGCCGCGAGGATCGACTCGCGTTGCGCGCCGATGAGACCGTCGATCATTTCGATGACCTGCGCGACGCCGGTCACTTGGAGACCGAGTTCGAGTTGGACCTCCTTCGGGAGGTCGTCGAGGATGCCGAGTTGACGAATGACCTGCGTGATCTGCCCGGCGTCGTATCCGGCCATGTTGCCCGCCTCAACGAGCGACTGGGCGAGCGCCACCGTGTCAGCGGTCGCGGCGACAGTTTCGTCGGCGAACGACGCGATCGTGGACGTCGCGTCCCCGTAGATGGCGTTCAGATAGTCGGTGATCGCGCCGGTGTTCCGGGTCTGCTCCTCGATCTCCTGAAGAATCTCGGTCGCGTTGTTGAGTTCCGGGTTGTAGTCCTCGGCGAGCATCTTCACGAGAGGCTCGACTGATGTACCGGCAAAGTCCTTGAACAGTTTGCCGCTAGTGATGAGTTCGGCGTTCTGCTCCTCGATCGACTTGCGTGAGTTACTGCTCGCCTCCGACACCTCGACGAACGACTCGACGATGCCGTTCATCTCCTCCTTTGACAGCGCACCGGACTTCGACAGTCCGAGGAACGTCTCGGCGAGATCGGACGCGCCGTTGTCCGCCTCGATGATGTTCTCCAGCATCCGCTGGAGACCTCCCTCGGTGACCTGCGTGAAGTTGATCGAGGTGAACCGCTCAAACCCGTCGGTCCCGGCGTTGAGTGCTTGCGTGACCTCGTCGACACCTATCCCGAGCGCGGAGAACTCGTCGAGCAGTCCGCGTCCCGCGAGGGTGCCGGACAGAAGCGCCTCACCGACGAAGTTCTCGACAGCCGTCCCGGTCTCCTCGGCGGTCCCGATCACCTTGTCCATCGAGGCGGCGATCGCTTCGAGACTGTCAGCGACCGTGTACGCCGGGTCCTCCGCTCGACGGAACGCCTCGGTCATCTCGTCGGACCGTTCTCGGGCCTCTCGTGCGTCGCTCGCATAGTCGGCGAGGATTAGGGCGAGACCGGTCATCGCGCCCGTGAACGCAAGCACCCACGGGTTCGCGGTCTTGAACGCGACGAGCGCCTTTGAGATCATGCCGATACCGAGCGCCAACGGACCCGTGATCGCGACGACACCAGCGAGCGCCTTCACCGTCGCCTTCGTGTCGTCCGACATGCCGCCGAACAGGTCAGCCGCCGTACGCAGAGAATCCGACACGACACCCAGCGCCGAGTTCACGGTCGGGAGAAGTTCCTCGCCGAGCGTCAGGAGCAACTCCTTCATCTCGGCCATCGCCTGCTGGAACTGGAACGCCGTCGTCTCTGACACCTGAGCGAACGCCTCGTCGACTGCGCCGGTCGTGTCCTCCATGCTCGCGAAGATCGCCTCGGTTGTGGCGACGTTCGCACCCATAAGGTCGAGGACACCGGACAGGGCGCGGATGTTGCCGAACACCGATGCCGCCGCCGCCTCGTTCCCGGCGAACTCCTCGGACAGCGTCTTGAGTGTCGCGAGGAGACCCTCCTCCCGGAGTTGGGTGCGGAGCCCCTCCGAGGAGAGACCCATCCCCGTTAGCGCTTCCTCCGCCTGCTTCGTCGGGCGAAGGAGCGAGGCGAGGATGCCGCGAATCTGTGTTGCCGCTTCCGCCGCGTTGGTGCCGGTACGGGACAGGGCGGCGAACGCCGCGCCGACCTCGTTGAAGTTGACGCCCATCGCGGAGGCGAGAGGCAGGACGCGGCCCATTGACCCGGCGAGTTCGGTGGTCTCCAACTTGCCTTCACGGATCGTCGCCGTCATGACGTCGGTCGCCTGAGCCGCCGACAGGACATCCGCGCCGTAAGCGTTCAGCGCCGACGTCGCGAGATCGGCGATCGTGGAGGTGTCACCGAGTCCGATCGCGGACGCCTTCAGCGACGCCGCCAACGTGTCCGTCGCCGTAGCGCCACGTAGACCTGCCGAGGTGATGTAGAACAGGGCGTCCGCCGCCTCGTTCGCGGACTTGCCGAACTGGGTCGCCATGCTCCGGACAGAGACCGACATCGTGTCGACCTCGTCCTTCGCGACACCGACGAGCGCGGTGATCTTCGTCATTGACGACTCGAAGTCGGAGGCGGTCTTGACCGCCGCAACACCGAGCCCGACCATCGGCAGGGTGACCTTCGTCGTTAGTGAGCGACCAGTCTTGGTCGCCTTGTCACCGAAGTCCTTGAGTGATCGTTCGGCCTTACCGAGATCGGCTCGAAGTTGAGACGAATCGCCAGAGAGGACCGCCTTGAGTCTCGCGACGATCGCTTCTGATGCCATTCCTGTCTACCGTTTCCGTTTCGAGCGTTGCTCTGCTACCTGCCGACTGTGGTCACGTTCTGATGCCTCGATCTTGTAGAGCGCCATCCACTCCGCCATCTCCGCGCTCGACATCCGGTCCGAAAGTTCACCGACCGTCATCCCGAGTTCGCGGGCGAGTTGGAAGTAGAAACGACGCTCAGGGTGGGCTACTCCGTCTCGTCCGGGGTAGCCGAGGAGGACTTTCCCGCCATGTCGACCGAGTCCTTCAGCACCGACGACACCGTCAGACACTTCGTGGTGAGCCGGTCGATCACAGCGAACGACTTGTCGGTGAACAGCCAGTCGAGGTCGTCCTCGTCGAACACCGGGTCGCCGGTCTCCGGGTCGAACACGCACGCCGTCAACAGGAAGCCCCACAGAGCCTCCTGCCGATCCGAGTTCGACTGGTCATCGAGGTCGGTGTAGTTCGCCATGAGAGCACGCTGACGCGCCGACATGGATCGAACCTCGACGGTGACGCCCCATTCGGGGATGTCGACGGCCTCACGTTCTAGGTCGCCTGCTTGCCTGATCTTGTCTTTGATGGACACTTGGGTCACTCCTTAGGTTGTTGGGTTAGATCAGAAGGTCGTGCGGGTGACGTCACCGGTGACCTGAAAGTCAGCGGAGTAGGTGACGACGTCGCCGACCGGGTTCGAGATCGAGAACGACGTCAGGATCGCCTCACCCGTGTATTTGACGTTGCCGCCGGTGTCACCAGCCGGACCGTAGATGAACGTCCGGGAGGCGGGCTCGGTGCCGATGAAGTAGCCGTCGACGGTCGCGTCCCAGATACCGGAGACCGACAGGGTCGCGTCGCGGAGGCCGACGATGTACGACTTCGACGTCGAGCCAAACGCTGTGGTCTCAGCGGTGTCAATGGTCTCAGGGAAGTCGACGCTGGTGAGCGTGTCGCTGATGTCGCGGGACGTCCCGCCGGTGTCGTCGATCTCAAAGTGGGTCGACTTGCCATGAACGAAAGTGGGCATTTCTATTCTCCTGTGGGATTAGTAGCGGGCGAACGCTACGTGGAACGTGATGGCACCGCTGGTCGCGGCGCTCGATGCGGTTGCCCGCAGGTAACGGTCGACCGTGCCGGTGACCGCCTTCTGCTCGACCGTCGCGGTGGCGG